GTGGTAGCCAGTTAATCGTAGTGGTTACATCAATACTTGGCATTGAAGGTTGTACGTAGGATTTAATCACTAAAGCATGGTGACGCTCTAAAAGGGGTGTGAGGTCGTTATGCTGGATTGATTCTAATAACTCGTGATAGCTTGACTCTTCGTACTCGCCCGATGCTCCAAAGCCTTTGGGGCTTGTCCCTAGTAACTTAGTAGAGGGTACGCCTGAGATAGCCGCTACTAATTGATATTGCGTCATTATGAGCGCGTCCATATCGGCTAAAGAGGTGTCGAACTGTTGAAATTCGTCGTTTTCCTTGTCGCCTAGCTTTACGCCAAAGTTATCACGCATAGCCGCCCATTGGTTTAAGCGGTCGCTAGTGGCGTTAGTGTCAGCCATGACCGCTTCCATATCCGTTGACCAAACTGTTGTGCGTTTAGTCATTGCGAGTTGTGGCGCTTCGTTCGCTGTTCGCTCCGCTGCGTACACCCGCTCCATAATCTGCTGGGTGAGTGGTACGCCGCCGTATAAGTATTGAGGTCTTAAAACGTCAACGGGTTCAGCGTGTCTAAATATGATTAGATGCGAACGATGAACTTGGCGACCGTTAATAATCCACCAAGTAGGCTCATAAAAATGAAGAGTATCGGGTTGACTTGCCGCTGCTGGGTCTAGCATTGGAGCGCACCAATAAGGGTCTATTTGTACGATTCCCTTGTATGAGTTCTTAGTTACACCGTCAATGTTAAACGGGTTTAAGTAGTAGTCTTTATCGGTCGATTCTACTTTGAACATAGCCACGCGAATGCCGAAGATTCTACCTTTGCGGATAAATTCTCTAAGGTTATGGTTAACCCGCATTTTCTTATCCATGCGCTTTATGATTTGTAGCGCGTCAGGGTCTAACTCTGAGCCGTCTTCCGTGACTATCTCATAACCCTTACGGATTGCGTCGTCAGCAGGCATAGCACACGCTTTATTGACTAACCAATTTTGAGCGATTACGCCGCATAGCTGGTGTCCAATGAACCCTTGGGATACATACCAATAAACCAATGCGTCAGATACGGTATTGCCGCCTGCCGCGTAGGTTTTGAACTGTGGAAAGCCGTCGCTAGAATCGTCCATAGCGCCCTCGGGCTTTGAGCGCTTAGGCAATGCCTGCGTGATTGCTTGATAAGCGTTGGCTATCTTTTCCCGCAGGTCTATGACGGGTAGATTTTCATGCGTACTGAATAGACTTCTTTTAGGCGTAGGTATAGCGGGAGGGTTTATTTCCTCTTGCTTTTTCCTAATCCAATTAAATAAATCCATTGTTATCCAAAATAAGACTTACGAGTTACCATAATCTCCGCGAAGGCTCTTGATAATGCGTCCACTTGGTCGTCATTTGTGCCATTCGGGAAAATCCGTAGTTCGTTTATCATTGCTTGATTCCAGTCACCACGAAGCATTAAAACGTTACCTACGTTTACCTGTGCTGCCAGTGGTTCTGCTCTCGTTATCTTATCGCCCGATTCAGGGCTGCTTTTTACTTTATACCCTGCTAGTTGCCTAGTGATGTATAGAACTTGTGTCTTGCCAGCCTGCCCAGGGTCTTGAGGTATGCTTACCGTTACGCTTCGCCCGTCCTGTGTCGTGGTGTTTAGGAGCGCTGCATCTCGTTGGTCAACACCGTATCTAAACCGCGCCATGTCAGCGATAATGAATCTACCATCACTTAGCCTGCCAAGTTTAGCGCCTGCCGTATAGTCACCATCAACCGTACTCGCTAAGTCCCAGCCCCTGCACCATTTAATGGATTCGGCTGGGATTGCGTCTATTGTCTTTATCTGGTCGGGCTTGAATAGGTCGCCATCTAAAGGCGCTGGTCGCTGTTGAAATAAGCTCGCCCAAGTTCTAGGATTGCTTTCAAACTGCGCCCAATGCTTTCTGTCGAACCATTCAGTCCAAAGATACTCGCCTATCTTGCGTCCTAGTGGGTCGCCATCTACCTCGCATTTAGCGGGTAAGCAGATAACCGTCCATTCGTTACCATCACGGCATTGAATCTTGCCTGATTGACCTTTCCAATCGCTAGGCAGTATCCGCCCTGCTAAGTCGTCTTCGTGCCAGCGGGTTTGGATTAGTACCATCCAGCCGCCAGGGATTAAGCGAGTGCTTAAGTCGTCTTTGTATGCGTCATAAGTTTTGTTTCTTATGGTTTCGCTATTAGCCTGTTCACGCCCTTTGATTGGGTCGTCAATGATAATCCCGTGCGCCCTGTTTCCCGTTATTCCGCCTAAGATACCGCAGGACATATACTCGCTCTCATTGGTAAGTATGAAGTTTTGCGCTGCGCTTGAATCGTTGGATAGGGCTGTTTTGAATATGCCCTGATAACGTAACTGTTTAATGATTGAACGGGTACGCCGTCCCATCTTGCTTGCTAGGTCGTCGCCATAGCTTGCTAAAATAATTTTCTTGTTTGCGTTTTGCCCTAAGTATCTACTGGGGAATACTACTGAGGCGTATGTGCTTTTAGCACTCCCTGGGGGCAGTAGGAGCATAAGCCGCCCATAGGGTGTTGTGCTTACCTCGTCCATTGCCTCTAGGATTAGCTTGTGGTGTGCTGCTATCGTTGTCTCGATAGGTTTAAAGAACTCTGTGTCAGGGTCGTCGCTTGACGGCTTTCCAGGCACGTCGATTGCGTTTACGTAGTGCAAACTGCTTTCCCGTGCTTTGCGCCTGATTAGTAGCTCTTTAGCCGCCTGTTGCGATTGCGTAGAGTTCGTCATCGCTTATAACCTTGAGGTTCTTAGCTGTCTCGTCTTGCTTACTAACCTCTTTGTTAACCTTCAATAGCTCAATGCCTGCCTTAGTGGATTCGTTACTCATGTTAGTTAAGGCGCTTATGCCTTTGAGTAACTCCATATTCTCTAATGGCTTTGTGTCATCGATTAGGTTTACCTGCTGGTTAGCTAATGCGCTTAGTCTATGCGCTGTGGCAGCGTTTAAGTCTGCCACGCTTGCAAGATTACTTGATACGGAGCGCATTTTATACGCCAACGTCTGCGCCGTTATCTGCGCCGTTAAAGGCAGCTTTTCTAATTCGGTTTGCGCGTAAACAATTGAATTGGCTACACTTTTTATGTTCTTTACCTGCGCCGTTATGCGCCGCCTTATCTGACCTTCAGCTATATCATACTCGCGGGCTAACTGCCTTACTGGTACGCCTTCGAGATTCTTTTTTTCAATCTCTGCCCACTGGGTATCGGATAATCGTGAGGGTTTACTCATTAGAGTGTCTTACTCGCAGGATGGGGATAATGTAGCATAAAAAGCAGATTTTGTATAAACTAAATTGTATATGATTTTATATACACTCTAAGCGTAAATCAATCCACTTTCATTGATGCCTATGACTGTACAGTCTTTTGTTACTTGTGGAAATTCTTTTCTTTTACCACGATAAAACATTTTCAAGGCTTGTCCTTTTAATACCTTTAGTGGGTTTTCTAGCATTAAATCCCCGTTGTCATTTTCTAAAGCGATTTCACCGCCTAATGGAGTAGATTTTGCAATGCACCAATTCTCAGTATCTAGAATCTTGCTTTTCATTTAATCCACCTGTAAATCAATGCTTGGTTTTGTGATTTTGCTGTTTAGCTCAGTTAGCTCTTTTGTCTTGCGCCATACTTTAAATGCGGTTTCATGCGCCATTTTGTAAACATTAGGGCGGTTTAGTCCTAACTCACTAGCTACAGTTTTCATGGGGAGCTTTTTACCATTCCGATAAGGACTAGAGATATAAACCACATAGAAGGCTATCTGCTCTCTCTCGGTGAAACTTGATAATGTGATGCAAAGCGCTGGGAAATACTTATTTAACGGTAAGTCTTGCATTGGTCTATCGGCTTCGCCGCCCATCATTATCTTATGATACGAAGGTGGAGGGCGTGGCGCATCTAGTCTATTGGCTCTAGTCAATACCCAAAAATTAAGGCATAGCTCTTGAAACTCACTATCGTTTAACTTCGCCATCAAAAGCCCTTGGATAAAAAGCGCCACGCCCGAAGGCGCAGCGTAAAGCCTGAAAGTATCAGACTAAGGAGAGGTTCTCATTATATACACTTTATACAGTTTTTGCAACTACTTTGAACGCCCAGCATCTAAACCCGTAGGTTTTGTTTCTGTCGCACCTGTTTACAGTTTTGCCGCTAAATTCGATGGTTAGCTTATGTACGCATTGACCGCAGGCGCTTTCTTGTCGTTGTTTATATGCTTCGTTTCGCATAGCTACGCGCATGGGGTCGCCATAAGCGTATGAGTCGTATATCATTGTTTTGGCTTTGGGCTTGGTTTACTCAGTTTATTAAATAGCTGGTTTAGCAACGGAGTGCCTCCGACTGGTTTTAGTTTTGGTGTTGTTGTGATGTTGTTTTTCATTTTAAAACTTCCTTGTAAACTTTATAAAATAAACTACGTCCTTGTTTTGTCCAAAGGGTACGCCTACATATTGAGTGCAGCCAAAGAGCATATTGGCTTTTTTTACCAATCTTGATACTGCATATCCTCTTATTCTACTGATTTCGCTTTTCTCGCATTCAATAAATAAAGACTCCCCTTTGGCTGTTGCGAGTAGCTTATTGGTGATTGATTCGGGTTTTGGTTTATTCGCCACTTTTAAGCTCCTTAGTCATTTTCTGATATTGTTTTTTAATCTCGATTAGCCCTTCTTTGGTGTATTTCCTAGGCACATTGTCCCTTTCCAGTATCTCTAAACGCTCTAATCCTATCTTTTCAATTAACCCAATTCTGTAATTTATTGCGTTGCCCGATAAATGGGTGTTGCATGGGGCGCATTGCTTATGCACGTTATCCTCATTGAATCTTAGATGTGAGGCTGCGCCGCGTGAGCGATAGTGTCCAGCATGATATTGACCATCGTGATGCCTTCCGCATGAGATGCAAGGGTCTTTAGCGTCCCTCGCACGTATGAAGGCGTTAAATGCGGTTTGCGCCTCTTTATTGTAATCACTGGCAGTCTTTATGGCTTCTTTGCGTTCTTTTAGCTCTTTGCGGTCTTTTTTGTCGGAGGCTTGTTTGCGTTTTTCAATAATAGACTTGGCTAGGTCTATTACACAATCAGGATTAGTCTTGCATATTGTTTGCCAAGCGCTAGACTTTTTGAAGGGCTGTTTGCAAACCTTGCATTTATAGAGTTTATTTGGGTTTGTTTGCATTATTCAATCCTGTTAAACCAACGCCTTACCGCGTAGCCACGGATTATGCTTGCTACCGTAAAAATAGCGGTTATTTGTACATTATGACCAATTGTCAGTGTGGGAAATAACCAGGCGGTTAGAAACATCGAGACAATAAACCCTATCCCGATATTAACCAAAGTTTCGATTAGCGACTTAGTTTTGCTTTGCATTTTTATTAGCTAGCTCCATATCTTTTTTGGGTAATCAATTTATCGATTCTTTTATTTATTTTCACTTCGCAATCTTCCAAACTTACGCCGTCCCATAAATCCATTGTTAGTAAGTCCCTAAATACGCCTGTATGCGCTGCTCGCTCTCTTTGGCTATTGTCTATCAATCGCCAGCATTTAGCCCCGAAAACCATGCCAGCTATAGTGCTAGCAGGTTCTTTTTTTAGCTTTCGATTACAGCGTGAGCAGCGGAGTTTAATCATAACCAAATAACCCGTAAAAATTATTTTCAGTCTTGTTACAAAATAGCTTTTCCGTCACTTTGTTATTAGCTTTTGCACTTAATGTTGACCTATGGTCTAGCATAAATACGGCTGGAAAAACCGAATCATAACTACTGATATAAATTTTATACTTATGATTTTTAACCCATTCGTCAAACTCTCTATGGTCAATCGACTTTTGATATTTTGTTGTTTTTTCATAGGGCGGGTCTAAATAAATAACGGTTTCATCTATTGGCGTTGTTATT